GTGTCGATCTCTGTACCTCTCACAATCTTAGCAGCATTGCCTGAAGGGAGAGAATCCTTTGTAGCAAAGTTAGTTGTCTTAGTGTAATTAGACATTAGATAAGTCTCCCTAGTAGAGCGTGTATGTCAATTTTTTGAATAGAAAAAGCAGCACCATTAACCTCTGCCTCAATACCAATAGTTACTACCTCACCACTACCGCTAGTATTAACCTTTGGTGTGTTGATTAGTATAGAGGAGGTATACTCTGCTGTAGTGTTATACTCAGAAACACCGTACTCGCCAATGTTGCTAGAGCCGAATGTAAACGCTTGTTTAGTATAATTCGCTGTATAGTCATAGCCCCAGTTCAATGTAGTAGGTGTGTTCTGTCCACCAATGATGGTCATGTTAAACTTCTTCAAGAACTTTAGGTTGGAAGTGTTACCAAAGTCCATAGGGTTACTGAAGTATCTCATCTCGTACTTAACAGCACCGTCCATGTAGCCTGTGTACTCAACTATGCCGCTAGAGATGCCAATGTATATCTCACCATCTTCCAACACAGCAAACGACAGAGGATACATTCCTGACCACGTTGTAGCCCGTTGTGACCCATCAGGCAGTGCAGTACGCATATCAAAGCAGTACACAGTGTTGCTGTCTGGTAACGTCAGTAAGTAGAAAGCCTCTTCAGAACTGTACAGAGACTTGATAGGGTTAGTCTGTAGCGGTATCAGGTTTAACAAGTCAGTGCGTACATTCTTGCTGATGTCACGCATAGGCATAGACTTTTCTTGTATAGTCCTACCAAAGCTACGTACACCTGTCTCAGACAAGAACAGTATATCAGTGCCTGTGTGCTGTACTGAGTCACGGGCTATACAGCCAATGCCTTCTATGGTGTCTGTAAGCGTCATAGAGGCAGGAGAGGATGCACCTGAGTACACAAGTATAGACTTCTTACCAAAGATGATTAAAAAGCCATTGTGAGCCGCTAGAGCCGTTATCTCGTCAAAGCCTGTAGGCCATACCAGAGTTACGTCTAACGAGCCTGACGTACCGCCTGTCCATGCGTGACCGTTAAGCGTGTCAGACCAGTAGACGGTATGCTTATTACCTGTAACGTCTGCTACAAACAGCTTACCGTAGGCTGCTAGGACTTCGTTGCCCTGTGGAGCAGTACCTGTGCTGTGACTGTGGCCTGACATAGTTTCCAGAACAAAAGAACCTGACTCATCTGTACCTATCAGCGGCTCATGTCCTCTCTGGAACAAGTAGACATGATTGTTCAGTGTTACTATCTTCCAGTTGTTAGCTGAAGGAGTGTAACTACTGGGAGTAATGTCTGTTAAGGTTGAAGTGCCTTTGAATACTTTATTGTTACCCGCTGACAACACAACCTTGTCGCCAGAGTTATCAATGTATTCGTATATAGTCTCTATGCCACGACTGCTTCCTAATACAGAAGAGCCATTGCTAGATACTGCTTCCCAACCCTTACGCGCACCAATACGGCCTAGCTTGTCAATAACACAGTTGTCTGCAACAGCGGCAAACGATGGATCAACATTAATAGGTGAGTCCTGTGTGTTAAGACCTGCAAAGCCGGGGGCGGCAACGGTAATGTTCTGTAATTGTTGAGCCATTAAGAATACCAGATAGTTTCTTCAGGATGTTGTGACGCATCAATAGCAATAGCGTCAGCCAATGTGTTATCTGCAAGTGCAAACAACTCTGCCGCGCTAGTGCCTTGTGTTTCACCACGCTCTCTAGCACCCAATGCAGTGGCTAGTTGTATGACAGGTGATGAAGGTGCGCCTAGCTTGTCTGTGTCTTCTGTAAAGTCTGCTGTACGTAACACCACGTTAAAGCGTAACTGATACACACCGTCAGGCTTTGGGTAAATATCAACAGCATTGTCACCTGCGGCATCAACACCGTTAAAGCTGTAGAACTGTGGTGCGCCTATAGGTGGAGTCTCAATCAAAAAAGCATTGTCCATCCAACGTGAGCCACGGTACTGCATGAACCAATCTGATGTGTCATTAACAACATCTAACAACTTCATTCTGTTCTGTGAGCCAGTGAGTACATAGTTAAATGTATCTGCTGTAGTTGACACAGTGAGAGTAGTGCGTAGTGCAGTCCAATCATAAGAGTCTTCTACGGTGCGTTTAGCGTCATTGACAAACTCACCAATAAGTTTAGAGTAGGACGTCTGAGCAACAGTGGTTACTTCATCCTCCCTCAGTCTGCGTAGTACGCTGTTTACCAGTTGTAAGTAAGTCATTAGAAATCGTAACTCCGTGGTTTAGCTTCGTAAATAGTGTTTTCAAAGAAGTTGTCAGGATCTCGCCCGTAGTCTAATTGTAGCGCAGACTCTGGGTAAAACAACTCTAGTTCTTCGTCTACTAGTGGGTAATCGCTGATACCTATCTCTGTTTCAAACTTAAACAACTCATCATTAAACAAGCTGTCTGTTGTGCGTGTAGGTGATGGTATAAAGTCTTGACCTGTGTCTGACATAAGAGAAGGTAGTAAGTCAAAAGGTAAGTCAATACTAGGCAGGTCTACATCTGGTAAGTCAATGTCTGGAAGAGCCTGTCTAACGGCTGTATCTAAGTCAGATAAAGCGTCACCAATAGGCTGTGTTACTACGTCATCAAATGTTTTACCTGCTTCTCTGATAGGCTGTATGACAGTATCATCTATAACACTACCTGTTGCTCTAACAACATCTTCAGCTTTTCTACCACCTGCTTTAATAACATCTTCAAGAGGACGCAATGCTCTAGTATCTATATCTACGTCTATATCAGGCATAGCCTCTTCAACAAAATCAGCAAGGGCTGTACCTACTTTACCTATAGGACGTACAATATCTCTAACAACGTCTTCAATAACGCCTAAGTCTATGTTAGTCTCAGGTAAATCAATAGAGCCTAGTGTACCGCCTTCTCTGATATAAGTACCTAAACCAAATGCAAGAGCCTCGTCTAGCTCCTCACCTGCTGCTAGTTTTTGTACAGTCTTACCTAGCCCTGCCTCAAAGTCATCGTACTGGATACCTGCACGTTCAATAGCCGCTTGGTCTAGTCCTACTTTGTCTAACCCACCTTTAATAAGATCGTTACCAACCAAAGCAAGAGCAGCACCTTTAGCATCTCCTGCGGCTGCTACGTTTAATGCAGTCTGTGTTTGTCCGTAAGTAGTACCAAACAAGCCAGTGCCTTTAGTCATCTGAGGCGGCCCCCCACCTGCGGGTATGTCACCTAGTGCAGGAGGCTTAGTTACTCCCGCCATGTTTAAACCAGTTAAGGCACTACTTGCTAACTCAACAGGAGATACGTCTACACCTGAAGCTAATTTAGCTCCTGTAGTTGCTAACGCAACAGTAGGATTCAATAGCCCTACAACCTGTAGTACAGGATTTCCTAAAAACTTTTCCCACTTACTAGGCTCTGGTGGATTCTTAACCCACACCATTGTTTGCTGACCTAGTTCTGAATCAATACCTAGTAGTTCAGAAACATCGTGGAAAGTTCCTGTTCTTTCTTTTTCGTAATACTCTTGTCTAGCAGCTTCATTCGGAAACTCTAGCTGTCCACGCTTACCGTAGTTAGTGTATAGTTTTGTCTTATCGTAATCAAGACCGCCAGTGTCTAACTCAGGAACATCAAACTCTTTATACGCGGGTACTTCTAAATCTTTAAATGCTTGAAGCAAAGGACGTTCTACATTTACTTCTCTGTTATAAGAGTCAACACTGTAGCCCTGCATAGCTCCACGATTAGGGTCAAACTCGCTATATAAATCCATTGCTGTTCTAGCCTTAGCAGGAGCTTCCGACATCAACTGTGCGGCTATGTCTGCAATGCTCTTATCTCCGTAACTTTCTTTTCTTTCTGCTGTTTTTTGTACAGTTGAAGGAGCATAATAAGTAGTGCGAGGAACTACCTTACTGCCTGTTACATTACCATAGCCGTCATAACTTTTTTGTTCTTTGTAAAGAGTAAAGCCTACTTTGTTTCCTGCGTCGTCATATACATCTTCTCTATCTCCTGCTTTAAACGCAGGTGTAGTAGGCTCAGTCCTAGAACCTATAACTTTAATAGGCTCTGGTAGACCAATGCTAGGAGAATCTATAGTAGACGCAAAAGGGTTAGAGTATAAATCGACAAGTTCTTCTTGCTGTTTAGATATGACAGAACCCACAGTCTTAGGCGCACGAGCAGCGGCCTTAGCTAAAGCAGCTTGATTTATCTTTGTGTTTGAGCCGCTTGCGTAGGCTCTGCCGAAACCGCCACCACCCATTATCGTTCTCTCTGTACGTTCTTAGTCTTTTCTACTGTACGCATAGCACCTAAGCCTAACATACCCATCAGTACACTTGTGAGTAATGAGCTATCAACAGGCGGGACAGTAAACCAGATGCCTAGTATTGGAGCTAGGATGGTAGAATAGAATAAGGCTAGTCCACATATCCAACCAATGGCAGGACGCCATCCCGCGACAAATAAACTCTTGTGTGCCGCTTCAGTCTTGTTGACCTCTAGCTGACCCTTAAGTAATTCCTGAGCATGTTTCTCAGCCATAGTAGATAGTTCATAGGCTATTTGGTTTTTCTTATCTTTATCTTCTATGAATTTATCTAAAAGACCTGTCACTGGCCCTATTAAACTATTTAAAATACTCATATATTATACACTATTTAGTCTTGTTTGTCAAGTTCTTTCTTCGTCTCACCATGCACAAGTTTCTGCACAGTGTCAGACTCATAGATGCGAATACCTAGCCAGATGATTGTCAGCAGTGATGCTACAGGTGGTAGCCAAGATGCTAGCGATAGTATAGCCGTAGATATTGCAGTAACGTCCAACATGTCTTTCGTTTGTTCATCCATTTCCTTGTCCTATGATCCAAGAGATTGTTAAGTAAACACCAGAGGCTAATGCTAGGATACCTGTGATTTGTATTGTGTTCCAGTATACTGCTTTACGTCTACGCTCTTGTGCGTATATAGTCTTCTCTCGTTGCTCCTTGATCTTCCTACGTAACTCTACCAACTCTTTGTAGCCGTTTGGCCCGTAGGAATACATCAGGAGTTCTCTGAGTTCCTTCTCTTGTTGCTGTATCTTTTTCTGATGAGCATATACCTGCATTGCCTCTTGCTCAACAGACTGTGACGCAACAATCTTTTTAAATAGTGGTGGGTTTTCTGCCCTTCGTTGACATTCATTTAAATCACTTACTGCTCCGTACCACCGCCCTATCTGTGATAATGTATCCTCTACGTCACGACCTGCTGCTACCATACGCTTGATCGTGCCAAAGGCGTTAGTGGCTATGCTGATGGCCGTGACTGGATCAATCATTACCAAGGCACTCCAGTGCTAATCGCAGGAGCTTTGCTGTCTGCAATCTGTGCCGCAATGCTTGCCTCAATAGCGTCAGCGTCTACGTCAGCCTTTACCCATCCTATGACCTGAGACTCTGTGATGTCTGCGTAGGCTGTGTAGCCATCAGCATCTGCATCAGGGGTAAAGCCGCAAGTGCCGTATGAGCTACCTGTGTGTTCACCGTCAGCGTCTGAGGCTCGCCAGTGTGCTACAACAACACCGTCATCAGTGTTGCGTTCTAGTGTTGAGATTGTCCAAGTTACTGCCATTGTTTTATTCCTCTAATAATTAAATTGCTGAGATGATGAAGGCGAGTAGCTCACTGTAGCGAACACCCATCCTAGTCTTTTCTTCGTTAGTTTCTTCGTCAGTCCACGTAGTGCTGATGAACATTGCGTAGTCACCTGCGTCTAAGCCTTCTGCTTCAAAGGCGGCCTGTAGGTCTTGTGCAATGATTCCAAAGTGGATACGAGCGTCATCGCCCTTCTCAGCTACTGAGTCCTTCCAACGGAACTTACGCAGTAAGCCTTTAGCGGCTACAGCGACACGTTGCTCTGCTTCAGAGAGTTCTGCAATGTCCTGCTTCTCGTTGCGGTCAGATGTCTGGATAGTGCCGTTGGTGGCGTAGATGTCTTGGAAGCGATAGCTAGAAGTTCCCAAGTCAATGGCATTATCTCTGTAATTAACCGTTGAAACATTCCACGGTATAATAGAATCAACGCCATCGTGGAAATGAATGCCTGTATCGCCAGTGCCTATTACTAAATCACCACCACTAGCACCAATAGACCCTACGGTTGTGGTGTCTTTGCGGAACACTGCAAGGTCTCCGTCTGAGCCTAGTCTAGCACCAAAAAACGGGTTTACATTTGTTGCTACTGCTATAACTTGACCGTTTTCCCTTAACTCGCCACCCTCAACATTTGTTGCCACACTCGTCTTACCCACCAACACGTTGCCAGACGAGTCGATACGCATGCGTTCTGTAGCGTTAGTATGGAACCGCATGGAGTTCTCAGGGTGGTAATAAAAAATCTGACCTGCATCAGCACCATCGTTGAAATAGATACTGCCCCCGTTGGTAGCATCAGAATGTAATTTAAGGTCAGCCCATCCTGCACCTGCGTCAACTAATATTTGTTCTGAGCCACTACCTGCGCCTACTGTTAGGCGAGTACTAGGCGAACTAGTACCTATGCCCACGTTGCCAGAGGAGTCGATGCGCATGCGTTCTGTATTGTTTGTACCGAACGTCACAGCGTT